CTGCCATGAGCGGGCTTGAGCCGTATACGCAGGTGTTTATCCAGAACAACCTTCCATATGCCCAGGCCCTTGAAGATGGCCATTCCAAGCAAGCGCCGCCGAAGGGTATCTACGAAGCCAGCTTCCATGGCGTCACGCAGGCCTACAGCAGATGACCTTCGAACAGATCCGCGCCGTCATCATCGGCCGCATGCAGCAGTGGGCGGGGATTCCAGCCGATGCCATCGACTACCCGAACAACCCCCAAGGCCCGTTCAGCCAAGCCGGAAAGCCGATCTGGGCCAGGCTGGCGAATATCCCCGGCCTGTCCAGTACGCCTGAGGTCGGCAACGGCCCTAGCGTGCGGCGAACAGGGATCATCGTCATTCAGCTGTTTGTGCCGAGCAACAAGGGCACCCTGGCCATCACCAAGGCAGCCGACACGCTGGTGCAGCACTTCGAGTACTACAGCGCTCCAGAGGGGCCGCTGGACTTCTTCGCCGCATCGCCCAGCAACGTCGGTGACGATGGCAATGGCTGGTACCAGGTCAACGTCTCGCTGCCATACAGGGCCTACTGATGAGCGAAACCATGCAGGTCCGTATCGACGGTGAAGTCGTTGACCGCGAGGTGGCGCATATCACGCGCTCCATCCAACCTGACGGCTCGATCGTCGAATACCCAGAGCCCCGTCTGGCGCGCGACGAAGTGGTTTTCCGCCCTGACGACGACCCGCTGCCAATCATCGTGGTACGCACAATTCCGGCCTGACCGCCGAAGCCCTTCCTGCACCGCCGAATGGCGGTTTTTTTACGCCTATCGATAGGAGAAATACCCCATGAGTAGCGGTGCAAAACGCTCGACTGCGTGGATTCGCGAAGTGACCCCAGGCACCACCCCGCCGGGTCCCTGGAACGTGCTGACCCGCGTCAGCTTCGGCCTGGTTCCCACCTACAACTCAGAAGAGAACAACGAGATCGGCGAAACCCGCATGTCGCAGGGCACCGCCCAGACGACCGTGGATGTTGGCGGCGATATCGAAACCAAGTTCCGCTTTGGCGCCCTGGACGAGTTCCTGGCATCCTGCTTCGGCGCAAACTGGGTCGGCAACACCCTGACCATGGGTAACGAGCGAATCTCGTTCTCGATCGCCGCATACGACGCTGATGTGGGTATCGCGGGCATTGCCCGGGGCGCTCAGGTTGACACGATCAACATCGAGGTCCCGAACGACAACGAGATCACCGTCACCACCACGTTCATGGCCACATCGTGGCAGGACAAGGCCGACAACACGTCGTTCATCGTCAGCCCGGCGCCCGAGGCCAACCAGCGGCGCTACGGGTTCAAAGACGTGACCGGGCTGAAGATCAACGGCGTGCAACTGGGCGACGACAACGCGTGCGTTGACACCTTCAACCTGCAGTTCGCCAACAACTCGCAGACCCAGCGATGCATCGGCAACGGCAACCCGTTCGCCGGCAACATCATTCAGACCACTTTCGTGCCTGGTGGCTCGATCACCTTGAGCTGGTCCAAGACCGCTTACGAGTACTGGAAGGCGCAGCAGACCGGTGATGCGCTCAGTTTTGAGTTCACCTTGAGCAACGCCGACGGCGGCTACACCTTCCTCATCCCTGAGATGGAAGTCAGCGGCGACTGGCCGGACGGCGGGGCGACTGACATCGTTCAGGTAGAGCTGAGCTACACCGCTCGCCGCGTGCCTCCGACCATCACCCGACTGCCGGCACCGATTGTCATCGCTGCTGTAGAGGTGACACCTGCCACCCTGAGTCTGGCCGTTGATGAAACCGCAGACCTCGAGGCCGTAGTCACCCCGGTTGGTGCGAGCCAGCTGGTCGAGTGGACCACCTCGGACCCAGCGGTCGCCAGCGTCAGCGCCACCGGTTTGGTCTCCGGCCTGACCGCCGGCACCGCCACCATCACGGCTACCAGCGTTGCAGACGGTACCAAGACCGACACCTGCGCTGTCACCGTCACCGCTTAATCCTTTGCCCGGCGCGCCCTGCGGTGCGCGTCGGGCCTTTTACCGCAGAGGAATACCATGGCTCTTGTCATTTCCCAGGCCCCAAAGTTGGACCTTGAAGGCACGCGGTGGGTGGAAATTGCCCCAGGCGTGAGGATCAAGGTCGGATCGGCGGGCAATCCGAAGTTCAAGTCTCACCACGCGCTGATCCAGCGGCACCAGGCTATTGTCGATTCTCGCTATGGCGTTGGCACCGAAGGTTTCGACCCGGCGAACGCCGAAATCCAGGACATTGAAAGCATGGATGACATGCTGGTCGATCTGGTGTGCAAGCACATCATTCTCGGCTGGGAAGGGGTGGAAGAGGCTGAGCAGCCGGGCGTGGACACGCCCTACACCAAGGAGCGCGGAAAGCTACTTATTGCCCAGCGTCCAGACGTCTACTTCACCGCCCTGCAGGTGGCTTCTGATATCGCCACGAGGGCTGAGGAGCGGGCCAAAGAGACGGCAAAAAAGCCGTCGAGGCGTACTGCTGGGGGCGAGACTGGGCGGGCGAATCAAGCGAGAAAGCCCGGTGGAAGCGAGAGCGCCTGAAAGGCGTAGAGCCTGTTCCGCCGGCTCCAGAGATCGACCCGGTAACCGCAGAGATCCTTGCGGCCTACGGCCACATCGGGAGATCGCGCCAGTACGTCGGCATGGTTGGCGCGCCTGCGCCGATCTCTCCAGCCATCATAGGCCAATACCTGGAGCGATATCCTTCGGCAATCTGCCGTGAGGAGTTCGACGCCTCGATATTCGCCCTCGATGACGAATTCCGCCGGCATTGGGACGAGCAGCAAGAGAAGGCCAAGCCCAAAACACCGCCGAAGCGCTAGGTGGCGAAGAGGCGTTTTTGCGCTTCCTGCTGATGGTGGTAGATTGCCCTCATCATACGGAGGTGCAGGAAATGTCACTGATTCGAGCGACACTCATTCCAGCGATGCTCGCAGCATCGTTTGCTCAGGCTGCGGAAGAAGACCCTTGCAAGGTCTATGACACAGCGGCAAAGGGCGCGATGGAGTACAGGCAAAATGGGAAGAACCTGTCCGAGGCGCTGGCAATCATAGATAGGCGAGCCTCGAAGATCTCAGATGCAAAGGAGGCCCAGGTTAACTCGATTGTGCGAATTGCATTCGTGGAAGCCTTCAAGCTGCCCAGGTACAGCACTGAGCCAATGAAGACTTCCGCAATCAGCGACTTCAGGAACGATTTCTACAGCGGCTGCTTAAGGGCAATGGCTGAATTAAGGTCCAAGTAGGCCGAATACGACATGACAACCCGCTCCGGCGGGTTTTTTTACGCCCGGAGAAAGGCATGGCTCAGGAATCCCGCCTCTCGATAGTCATCGACTCGCGAAACGCTCGACAGCAGATCGACCAGCTGCGTACGAGCCTCAACAGCCTGGGTGACGCTGGCGGCGAGGCGACGGTCAACGTTCGCGGGCTTGGAACTGCTGCTCGCGCTGCAGGCAGTGCGCTTGCTGCTCTTGGGGTGGGCGCCGTCGCTCGCGAAGTGCTGCGCATGACCGATGCCTTCAAGAACATGCAGGGCTCTCTGGCGCTGGTCAGTACTTCGACGGCAAACGCCAGCGAGTCGTTCCAGAAGCTGCTGGCGATGGCCAACAACACCGGCAGTTCGCTTGAATCCACCGTCTCGCTGTACACGCGCCTGGCAAACGCCACTCGCGGTGCTGGCTACACGCAAGAGCAAATGCTCAACGTCACCGATGCGCTCAACAAGGCCTTCGTGATCTCTGGCGCAACGATGCAGGAGGCGTCGAACGCTGCAATTCAGCTTTCTCAGGGTCTCGCCTCCGGCACGCTGCGCGGCGAGGAGCTGAACTCCGTCATGGAGCAAGGGCCGCGTATAACTCGCGCTCTGGCCGATTATCTGGGGGTAACGAACGGAGAGATTCGCAAGCTTGCGGCAGAAGGTAAGATCACTGGCGATGTTGTAACGAACGCGCTGCTCAAGTCGCTGACATCGCTAAACGCTGAACTGGCGAAGATGCCACGCACATTTGAGCAGGCATCTCAGGCGCTCAAAAACAACTTCCTCGCCGCAATCGGTCAGATCAACGTTGATCCGGTTGTCAGCTCGGTCGACGCCCTTGCAAAATCCTTGGCTCAGCCAGAAGTTGTAATGGGTATCCAAAACATCGCGAATGCGCTCGGCAGCCTTGTTGCTGTCGGCGGCGATGGGCTGAAGACCGTTGCAGAAAACACTGACGCTCTGATGGCAATCACCGGTGCCTACGCCACTAGAGTAGGCACAGGGCTGGTGGTATCGCTTGCTGCCGCTACCAAGGCCAGGTATGCCGACCTTGTCGCTACTCAGCAGCAAGTGGTGGCCGAGAAGCAGGCCGAAGTTGCTTCGACAGCTGCAGCTGCCCAGGCTGCCCGCAAGGCAGTGGCCGACGAGACCGCTGCAGTTGCTGCTACTCAAAGATCCCTTGCCGAGACAGCGGCGGCTCGCGCGGCGCAGGCCAATACCATTGCTCAGCTTCAGGCTGTCCAGCAGCAGCTTGCGGCTGATCGAGCGCTTGAGGCGCAACGCCTTCAGGCGCAGATCAATGATGTTGGTCGCCAGCAGTCGCTGACTCGTCTTGCCGAGATTCGCAGGACAGAGGCAACAATCACATTGCAGCAAGCGGCAGCAGGGCGCGCCCTTGCACAGACGGCAGGGCAAGAAGTAATCATCCAAGGGCAGCTTGCGGCAGGCCAGGCCAGGCTGACAACGCTGCGCGAGGCCGACACGGCTGCTGTCGTGGCGCAAAACGCAGCGCAGGTGCGCCTGAATGCCGCACAGTCGCTTGGCGCTCGGGCCTCAGCAGGTCTCATGGCGCTAGCCGGCGGGCCAATTGGCCTCCTCACAACGGCTATCACCGTGGCAGCAGGCGCGGCCATCTACTTCGCATCAAGCACCGACAGCGCAACTCAGTCTCTGATCGACCAGAACCTGACGCTTGACGATTCCATCAGCAAGTACAAGGCCCTGAATGATGAGCAGCGTCAGTTCCAGGCTCAAACCTGGCTGCGCAAGCAGAAAGAGGAAGCCGGTGAAGCCGCCTCAGCCCTGGAGCGGTATGAGGCGGTGGCCATTCAAGGCTTATCCGCCACTGGGGCTGACGCGCAGAAGGCCTTGAGGGATTTCAAGGCTCTGTTTGCTGAAGTAGAGAGCGGGCAGAAGCCTCTGGGCGCCCTGACTACTTGGATATTCAACAATACAAGCACGCACGAAAGCTATCGGGCAAAACTGGTAGATCTGGCCAACACCTACTCAACCAGCTCAGAGCAGGCGTCCAAATACAACGAGCTTTTGAGTCGCAGCAAGACCGCAACGGATGGCGCTGCCAGTTCAACAAAGTCCCTGTCGAGTGCGCAACAGGCTTCGGCGGCGGCAGTTGGTGGAGGCCAGCAGGCCTGGGAAAAGTACATTTCCCAGCTGACACAAACCCGTGACTTGGTCGGGGCAAATACCGCCCAAGAAGCTGCATATACCGCAGCGAAGGCTGGATTCAACAGCCAGCAGGTTCAATACGCAAAGCTGATCGGCGAGCAAACTGACCTACTCAAGAAGTATGAGGATGCAATCAAGAGCGGAAAGAAAACCGATATTGATAGGCTCAAGACACAGCTGACCGCATCCATAACTGCTTCTGACGCTATCAAAAAACAGATGGAGAGCCAGGCCTCCTCTGTGAAGAAGATGGCCGAAAATGCTGAGGCAAGCGCGAAGCGCCAGGTCGACGCCATCCAGACGGTAATCGATCAGACGGTTCGATATGCCAAAGGGCTTACCCTCGTCGAGACCTATCAGTCGAAGCAAAACCTGCAAGGATCATCGCTGCTGACGTTTGGTCAAGCACAGCCTCCGAAATCATCGACTACGCCAGCCAAGGTCAAGACAGCGGCAGAGCAAGCTCAGGAGATGATTGATCAGGTATTTGGGAATACGACCCCTAACAAGACATCAACCAAAACCGAGAAAGGGCTCTCAAGCAAGCTGAATGAGGCGAAAAACGCCTTCGACAGCCTCTACAAGGCCGCTCAGCCAGCCAAGTTCGCGCTGCAAGAGTACGTCGATCGACAGTCCCAGCTCGAGCTTCTGCTTTCGAAAGGGAAAATCACTCAGAAGCAGTACAACGAGGCGCTTGCTCAGTCGTCGATCAACTATGCCGCCGCCATCAAGGGCGCCCAAGGCCTCACCCAGGCCGAGCAGTACCGGGCGCAGCTTCAGAAGCAACTGGACAGCGAGAAGGCGCAATACAGCTTGGACGCAGCCAGCGTCGCAATGGGAGATCAGCAGGTCGAAAGGATGCAGAAGCGCATCCAGCTTGAGCAGCAAACTAACGAGCGCATCAAGCAGCTCAGGACCGAGCTCGCGAATGCGACGACCGCCAAGCAGCGGGAGGAACTGCAGAAGGAGATCGACCAGGAGAACGAATTCCTACCCCAGCGCCTGGCCGCCTTGCAGAACGGCTTTGCTCAGTATGACCAAGCAGTTTTGAACCCGATCAACGGGTGGACGGCTGCGGTGCAGAACTTTGGCGTCCAAGCCATGAATGTGGCCGGCCAGACGCAATCGATCTTCTCGACTGCGTTCGGCTCTGTTACCCAGGGCATCACCGATCAGATCATGAACCTGAACCTGTCGTTCCAGAGCTTGGGCGACTTGGGCAAAAACGTACTACGCGAGATCGTGGCCGGGTTCGTGAAGATGGGCGTACAGATGGGCGTTAACGCAGCCCTGGCCGCAACACTAGGAACAGCAACAGCCGGCACATCCATCGCGCTGGCCGGCACTACGGCTGCGGCCTGGGCGCCAGCCGCTGCGCTCGCATCGTTGGCCAGCTTTGGTGGCAACTCCATTCCTGCTGCGGCAGCCCTGACCTCTACCACAGCCTTGGCTACCACCCTGGCAGCTGTTCCCGGATTCGCCACGGGTGGCTACTTCACCGGGTCTGGTACCGGAACATCCGACAGCAACTTGGCCAAGATCAGCAATGGCGAGTTCATCGTCAACGCTGCTGCCACTAGGAAGAACCGAGCATTGCTTGAGGCTATCAACTCCGGCGAGCGTGTTTCTACTGGAGGATCAGCGGTTTCAGGATCTGGCTCTGGCGGCGCGCCAATGGCACTTACGGTCAACTTGATCGAGGACAAGTCGAATCCGGGGAAAGTGACTCAGACCACGAATGATGACGGGGAGAACATCCTCAGCATTACCGTGGCAAGCATCATGGGCGACACCCAGGTTTACCAGGCTATCAGCACCAAATTCGGACTATCAGGGGTTGGCTCATGATTCAGTACCCAGCAGAACTGCCGCTGCCGCTGCAGGACGGCTACGGGTTGGAAACCCCGGTTGATCCGATGCTGCGCACGCAGATGGAGTCGGGCAGGGCACGCCAGCGCGTCCTGTTCGATTCTGTGCCTGACCAAGTTACTGCCAAATGGAACTGCGACCGCAACCAAATGGCGTTCTTCCGCGGCTGGTACGCCCGCACGCTGAACCAGGGTGTGGAGTGGTTCACGACGCGCCTTCTGCTACCGGAGGGTTTCATCGACGTTGAATGCCGGTTCATCGGCAAGCCTACCGGCCCTCAGCTTGTGCAAGTCAGCCGCTGGGAATACTCGGCAACCCTGGAGCTGCGCGAGCCATCCCTGATCCAGCCTGGCTGGGAAGACTTCCCGCAGTTCTGGTTCATGATGAACATCATCGATATGACGGTTAACGTGGAGTGGACAGAAGCATGACCGACTCCACCATTCTTGAGCAGATCTACCGCGAGGCGGTGGCTTCTGGCGGCAAGGAAGCCTTCGTGCGCACGCTGGAGATCACCTGCCCGGCATGGACGGCGCCTGTGCTCATCTGCAACGGGTTCAAGGATCGAATCTGCGGCACTGAGGATGGGCGATTGCTGTCTTTCGAGGCCGCCAATATCGGAATGGCTCTGGCCTCAAAAAATAACAAAGGAAACCAGGCCCTAGCGTTTGGCGTGGATAACACGACGGGGATAGTCCAGCACTATGCCGACGACGCCCTGGATGCCAACGCCAAGGTGACCGCGACCTATCGTGTGTACCTGGCCAGCGATCTGTCAGCGCCTTGCGAGCGACCTTATCGCATGTCCGTGGACAGCGATTCCTTCGAGCAGAACCAGGCCACGCTGCAGTGCGGGTTCCTCGGCCTGATCGGCACGGCATTCCCACGCGACATAGCAAATACCAAGCGCTTCCCTGGGCTGAAATACCTCTGAGGCATCCCCCCCTATGGAATGGATCAACAAATACCTGTCCTGCAGGTATGAGGACGGCGCTCGCGGTCCGGAAATGTATGACTGCTGGGGGATGGTCAGGGAGGCTCGGCACCTGCACATGGGCAAGCAGCTGCTGCCGAGCTGGGGGCATGTGCGCAACACAGACCCACGGGAGTTCACACGGGCGTACCGGGCTGAGGCCGTGCATATGGAAGTGTGTCAGCCAGAGCATGGCGCTATCGCTGCGGTGATGCGCGGGCACATCTGTGTGCATG